CTTTCCGCGCCGGGGGGGCCATCGAAAAAAACCGGGGGCTCTGGCGAGATTCCTTGTGTCGCAACGATATTGCGCAGCCGCTCGGCCTCTGCCCGTGCCTGGCGTAGCTGAGCGTTGATCTCGATCCAATCACGCTTAGCTTTGATATTCCCTTGTGCTGCACCCATGCTGGCACTGCACCGTGCGCACTCGGCCCGGCCGTTGGCCAGTGTCGGCAAGCCACCATCCTGGTGTGCCACCACATGCCCGGCCACAGCATGTGTGGGCAGCTTGGGATCATGGGTGGTCAGCCTTGCCCCACACAGCTGGCACAGGTACCCATCCCGGATGAGGATCTGCAGCTTGGTTGCTGCATCGAATGAGTCACCCGATCGACGGCCGATGGGTGGTGGCCTACGTGATCTTGCTGGCATGGCACTCATCCCGGTGGTAGTTGAGGATGGCTCTTGCTTGGTCCGGTGATTGGTACCGAGCCGAGTGCCAGCCACAGCCCTGGCATCTGGCCCGGTATCCCAGGGTGGTGCCGTCCAGCAGGGCCACCCTCTTGACCAGCACCCCCGGCATTCTTTCCACCGGCACAGGGTGGCACTCAGCTGGTCACCTGGGCAACGCTCGGTGTCGGCCCGGTGTCATCACCCCCGGCATCGGGCTCGATCGATCTGAGAGCCAGCCAGGGCAATGGCCACAGTGGCAGCCACCGGCCCGATGCCAGAGCCGGGTGTGCCCACACTCAAGGCAACCGAGATCCCAGCTCTGCCCGATCCGGCTGCCCATCACAGATGCCAGCTGCCATCACGCTCTTGCCGGTATCCCAGCTTGAGCAGGTAGGTCTCATCGGTGATGGTGATCTGGCTGTGCCCATCCCTGACATGCCGTCGCTCATGGTCAAGCACCCAGCTGATCAGGTCCACCACTGCCATCGGGGTGAGTGGCCCGTTGTCTCTGAGCCACTGGGCATAGAGGGTCTCTGCCTCGACACTCACGGCATGGCCTCGATCCCGGCCACGATCGATCGCACCATGAGATCGGCCAGCTCATTGGCTGCCTCGGCCTCTGCCTCACTCAGCTCGGGGTTGTCCTCCCACAGAGACTCGGCTGCCGAGCTGTCTGGGTATGCCGAGAGATGTTGGGCCACAGCTCTGGTGGCAGCTATCCGGATCTTGGCATCGCTCATGATGGCCTCGGCCACATCACTCATCTCGGTCACTGGTGCATCCCGATGTGGTGGACATGGCCCACCCCGAGATACCACTGGTCACGTCTCACCGTTGCCTCGGTGAACACATCGAGGCAGCCGATCAGGTAGTGGGCCAGGATGTAATCCGTTGTGTTGCTGGGGCTTTCCGCATGATGCCGGTTGAGTAGCGTCACCAGCTCACGCTCTAGGTCTTCCATTGTTCGCCTATCCATCTGGTGTAATCCGGTGGGATGGCCTGGGTGAGAGTGCCCAGGTCAGTGATCCAATCAATGCCCATGGCCTCACCCATCTCGGTCACCGAGGGCTTGCCACCACCCTGGCCGTAGGCCTGCAGATATGGGCCCTCGATCCATTGGCCGTGACGGTATCCGCGCACCCGGCCCCGGTGCCGGGGGTGCTCGGGCTGGCCGATCGAGAGCCCACCACCCAGCTCAAACATCCGGTGACGCAACACTCCCAGCTGGAACATCTCGCCACACAGCATGAGATCCGACCTGAGCTTGGCCAGCCTCACACCTTCGATGATGTACGGCAGCCCTGTCCGGTTGAGGGCTGTCCTAGTCCGGCCGATGAGATCGATCCTGGCCCGGCCGTTGGTGCCTTTGTTGAGGGCTGTGCTGGCCTGGCACGGTGGGCTGGCATGGATGACATCGAACGATCCGAGCACCCCCAGCTTGAGGAAGCTGAGAGCCTCGGCCTCGATCATCGGGTGCGGATACTCGGGCTGTGGCCAGAGATCCACCCCGAGCACCGAGTGTCCGGCCAGCCAGTAACCGTGCCCGGCACCCCCGGCACCACAGTAGAGATCAAGCACTCTCATGCTTGCCTCTCTTTCTCTTGGCCTGGTGTCGAGAGTGCTTGCCGTGCCAGGGGTGCCGATGCCGCCACAGCCAGACAGCTATGGCGACAAGGACACCACCGGTCGGCCCCTGGTTAACCGTTGGCTGCCTTTGCCAGTAGGGCATTGGCCTTGCCTGCATCTGTGTCATCGGTAATGCCCTGCATCCAGACAGCCACCGGCATCTGGGCACACTGATCGGCAGCCGATTGAGCTGAGTGGGCAGCCTGGGCCAGTAGGGCATTGGCCTTGCCTGCATCGGTGTCGTCGGTAATGCCCTTGGTCCAGACCGAGATGGCAATGCTGGGCAAGTATGCCTGAATCTGTTCTGCGACTACCTGGGCCAGCTCATCCTTTGTTGCCATGTCGAACCAATCTCCCTGTGCTGGTGGTGGGGATGACGGCAGGCCTGCCGCTATCCGAGCGAGAGTGCTTGCATCAACAGCAATCTCAAAGTGCATCTCGTCATAACCCTCAAGCCAATCGACTGCACCCTGTACCTCATCCAAGATGGCATAGATTGTGCCCCTTTGGCTTTGGGTGAACGTGCCGCTAGATCCATTGGGGTGCAGCGGTGCATTCCAATCACACGCGGTAGCGCTTGCGTGGCAAGACAATTGGCTGGGGTTATTGACATTGGCTTTGTACGTATAGCCCCAGCACCAGCCCTCAACACAGGCCTCGACACGCTCATGTAGCTGGGTCATGACGTACCCCAGCACAGCGAACACATCACCGGACTTGACCCCACCGGGGAAGGGAAAGCCTTGGGCATCACCGAACTTGACCACCCCGATCTCGTTCTTGTCGGGGCTGGCAGGCCAACCGTTATAGCTCGTCGCCATCATGATCCTTTCGCTTGACCAGCTGGCAGTCTGGATTCTCGGCAATCCAATCGGCCAAGCGCTTGCGCGCTATGGCCAGAGCCTCTGGGCCGGTGAGCAACCGGCCCACTCGATCACCGTGCTGGGGAAACTCACCCCTCGGCTCGGCTCTGGTGGGCCGAGGGAAAGCCTCGATGCTGTCTGGCATGTTGTCCCTTTCTGTAGCGAGATCCGTTGTCCCGCTTACTGTGTGTAGTGGCCGGCCGGGTGGCACCCTATGGCGCGCAGGGTTTTCGCCTCATCTGGCGTGGCCAGCCTTTCGTTGGCCTCATCGTTCACAGTGATTCCAACAGCTCACCGAACGATCGAGCGGAGAGGATCACAAAGGCATCCTCGGCCCGGCTGTGTCCGAGCCGGTGGGCCACCACAACGGCCACATGGCCCTCGGGGCACTGCCGATCGGCCTGATCCACCCAAGTACCCAGGCTCAATGCCCTGTGATCCTTGCACTCGATCGAGAGGGTGAGCATCCCTCGGGTTGCCGTGATATCGTCCCCCGGCTGCATCCAAGCCTTTGCCTCACACTCATAACCCAGACCAGAGAGCCAATCCTGCACCAGCTTTCGCCACCGGGTGCCCTTGGCCACAGCGTTTGTCATTGATCCTCTCCCTTGGTGTCTGGGCTTACCCAGCTGTAGTGGTATCGATAGGTGTTGCCACGCTTGGTCTCATGCACCTTGATGCCCCCCATGTCGCCACCCTCGGGGTGCTTGCGCACCAGCTCATCGAGCACATGGCTCACTCCCTTTCGATCGTTCTTGTCCCCAGCTGTGATGAGCAGATCGGTCCGGCTCACTTGCTTACCCTCATTGGCCCAGAGTTTCTCTAGGATCAGATTCTCGGCAGCCATGGTCTCATCGAGACTCATTGCCCTGGCGTACATCTCAGGCTCATCGGCATAGCTGGGTGGCTTGAGCAGACTGAGACGTGATGGCTCACCACCGATCTCCCCCAGCATCTCAAGCCTGGCCAACCGGCCAAAGGCACGCTCACCCGGCTCGGTGCTTTTGTACTCGGCCCAGCGCTTGACCTGCCCATGCCGATCCTTGCCCAGCATGATCATCGTGGTGCAGTGGGCTTGGGGCTTCC